TCCACCCGCAGCATGATTTGTTGCATCAGAGATTGTAACATTGTGTCCAAGGGTGAGCGTAGCTGATTGATTAGACCCAGCATCCCAAGCTACCGTAGCACCTGAAGTCAGTGAAGTTACAGGGAAATACCCAGCTTTAGTGAATTGTAATCCAGTCGCATTTGTAATATTCAAGCCAGCAGATATCGTGCCATCACTAGTTTCTATTGTAGAACTTTTTAATGTTGCCATTCAAACATACCTTAAAAATTTTGTGAGCCAGAGAACGACCCATACATATATGTCCCATCAGAAACAAAAGTGAAAATATCAACCGATCCTGCTGTTGCAGTCATTATTGGTGCTGATGCTCCTGGCCATTTATAACCACTTGACCATGCTAGTGTTTTTGGAGCCGAAGCTTGTGTTACTCTCATAATATATACTCCACCCGATGCATGATTCGTAGCACTCGCCATTGTGGCATTGTGTCCAAGAGTCAGTGTTGCAACCTGAGCTATATTTGCATTCCATGAAATCGTTGCTGCAGAAGTCAGAGCATAGTCATCAAAATATTGAGATGCTGTAAATGCATTTTGTTCTGTAATAGATGCACCACCTCCACCTGCTGTCAAATCTGATTCCGCAACAGCCACTCCAGTACCAGAAGTTGACCTCCAATAAATTTTTCCATCTGTTTTAGTATAGAGTAATCCTTTTCCATTAGCAGGAGCTGAAGGAGTAGATTGTTCAACCCCGATTCCAATTGCTCCATCTGCTGTAAGTGCTGCTCCAGAAAGTGGAGTAGCATTGTTTGCACTAATTTGTGAACCAGATGCAGAAGTAATATTTCCTGTACCTGTAATCGCTCCAGTTCCTAATGTTGTTACAATAGCAGCACCCAATGTTGTAGTACCACTTATTGTAAGTGCTCCACCAGATGCTACTGTAAAAGTAGTTCCGACTGTTCCAGAATATCCAAGTCTCAATTGAGCACCAAGAATAGATTCAACATCCACCATTGCATCAGGAGTAGTAGTTCCAAATCCCGTATTACCACCTGAAAAAATACCAGCATACCTCGTTGCTGCTTTTGTACCACCAGTAGCCACTACCGATTGAACACCAATAGCAGTTCCAACTCTAGAACCTCCACCTGCAGCATCTACATTAATGTCAAGTCCTGTTACATTTATTGTTGCTGTTCCAGAGGCTGCTGTTTGATCTAAATCAATTTGTGCACCATAAACTGAAGCGGCAAGAATGTTTGTATAATTTTTATCAAGGAAAATGCCTTTTCGTCCACCATCAGATTGAATATCAAGTGCTGTTGATTGATAACCATCAACGTGATCTTGAACTATAGATAGAACTTTTCGTGCCGTAGTATCCGAAGAATTTTCAGAGACTGTTAATGCCGATCCAGATACTAGAGAATCAGCCACAATGTTTACTCCATTTGCCGTAGTTTGACCCGCAACAATATCAACAGATTTCTTATCAAGATCAAGTCCGTTAACATATATTGCAGGAAGTCCTGAATCTGTAGCCTGAGTGGCCCTTACCGATTCAGCAAATACATTTGCCCAATGTTGAGTTGTACTTCCAAGGTTGAAAGTTACATTAGCTTCTGGTATAAAATGTGAATTGATGTCAGCACTAAAAGATACTGTATCAGTGGCAGCATCTCCAAGTGTGAGGTTACCATCTGCAGAGATGGCTCCGTTTGCATGGATATTACCATGTACGTTTAAGTTTTCACCAATTGTCGCACTCTTAGTAACACCCATTCCACCAGCAGTAATAAAAGACCCTGTAGTATTGGATGTAGAATCAGTTACGTTTGTGAGTTTGACAAAATTAGGAGAGCCATCTGTCTGAGTTATGACCAGAAGCTCATTAGTCTTCACTCTCCATTGGTCAAAAGTTTCTGATAATGCTACGTTTGCAGACATTTGTTATAACTCCTTTTTGTGTAGTAATTCTTTGAGAAGCACCTTGATTTCAAGTATTTCCTCTCTTACAGTATTTAGTTCATCTACTTTAGATTTCATTACTTGCCATTCCGATCTTTGTTGCTCAATAATTCTTATACTTTGTCTATGGTTCTCAAGTGCAATTCTGTCTGTATTGAGAAGGGCTTTTGAATGCATGTCCCTCACAAATGAGCGGTTTTCCGTCTGAACAGTTTCCATTATGTATCTAGTGCAATAGCTCTCATATCCCTAACTTTGGGGATAACTGCAGCACTATTAGAAGTCAATGCAATCTTCACTGAAAATGTTTTGAATTTATCATATTCTACATTTGCAGATGTATAACTAATTGATTCACCAGATGTTTGATAAACAAATTCTTTAGTGTCTTCTTCGCTGAGTGAATAAACACTATTTGCTGTTTCTTGAGACATTAACACATACCCCTTCTTATCAAAATCTTCAGGATCTTCATCTGATTTTACTTTATAGTATACATGAATTCCTGTTCCAAGCGGTTTATATGCATTCATTATAACTTTAAGATCAGAGGAATCAAACCCATCTTCAAGTGTTACTCGTCTTGATATATATTTGGTGTTAATATTACCACCAGTTGAACTGTCTTCTCCAGTCACATTTGCAGTAGCAACATCAGTACCTTCCCACGGACTAGAAATTGTAATTGTTGGAGTTGTCAAATATCCAGAACCAGTAGACCCTGCAGTTGCAGAACTAGCAGGCCACGGAACCACATTTGCTACCAACCCACTAACTCCACCAGAAGGTGCAATAATAGCAAATGTATTTGACCCAGTTACACCAGATACAGTCAATGCTTGTGCCGAGGTCACAGATGACCCATCATCAGCCTGAATATATGTACCATTTGCAAATACTCCAAACGAATTCGCATTAGTTCTAACAGTAATTGAACTTACATTTTTAGTTGGGTCGTCATCAATAAATCTTTGACCTGAAATTATAGCAATTGCGGCATCTGTCAATCCAGTTCGTGCAGTAGCTGCCGATTGGGTTGGAGTTGTTGGATCACTAAGCGGAGAAGCCGCGACCGTTCTTATACCTTCACCTATAACGAAATGTGCTGGATTAGTATTGTTTACAGTATATGAAGAATTTCCAGAGGCTAAACATTTAGTATTTGTCGTAGCAATAGTAAGAGTAACCTCAATGTGTACATTTACTGTAGCCGTATTTGACCCCAAATCTGGTGTAGAAAATGTAGCAGTATAAGAGCCTGGTGCTGTATTCTGATAACCAGCACCTCTAGATGTTACCGTCACATCATTTGCAGAAATAACTGCATCATCTACATCATTATCAATAGTAATCAAACTCATTCTGTCTACATCAATTACTGGTGATACATGAGAATTTGAAGTGCTCATTGTGCAATTAATCAAGAACATTCCATTTGTGTTCATGGTCATCATTCTTGTATTTGCAAGTGTAATATTCTGATCAGTACTAAATGTTGTATATCCAACATAGGCGTTTGCTGTATTTGCTGAATTATATGTGAAATCAGCTGTTGTGTTACTGAACTGAATAGTAGATGTTGTCGTCTTGAAAGTCTGGTAATTAACATTCGCCGTATTTCCACTAGCACTATTAGCATGAGAATTGAATCGTGCATAGTTATTAGCTCCACCAGTTCCAGTAAAATCACATCTATTAATTTTCATCATTGCAAACTCTTCACCAATTGCTTCCCATGTTCCAGCATTTTGTGGACGGAAAAATGAACCTACAAATGGTTGTTTGGAAATCTTTCTTGAAGTTCCTGTTGCATTCAGCCCAAACTTAGCAGTATAGAGTTTGTATTCTGTGCTATTTGAAAGTATAGTAATTGCATACTCATCAGGTGTTAAGTATACAGGCGATTCAAACGTAAAGGTTGTTGAAGTCGTTGTATTACTTGTAGCAGCATTTGCAGTAGCTGATGTTTGAACTTTATCTGGATTCAAAGTAATCTCAGAAAATGGAAGTATCAAAGAGCTACTTGGGAACCCATTCACCATTGGCCGTATCTGCACTGTGACTGGAAGATTGACATCTTTCCCACTAAACCATAGTGTTACATCTTTCAAAAATAATCCCATTGGATATGTACTTGGGTCAACAAATATGGATTGTGCCATTGGATTAATCCAACTGGACTGATTAGTTTGCCTTGATGTGGTATCAGTAACTACACCCTCATCACCAATAGATTCTCTTCTAAGTACTGGTTCTCTCGTTGAGATAATAAGTTTTTCTCTATTCTGAAGTAATCCTTTGGATTTGAATAACTTCTCAGCAACTGTTGTTGTAGTGGCCAGTTCATTGTTTGCATGGTCTGTGATTCGTACAATCCTGTCACCAGCCCTAAACGTACCAGCAGGAACATTTATATCCCCAGCAATCTCGCCTTGGTCATTAGTCTGCATTTTAGAAACACCCGTTACTAAAATTCCTCTGGTGTTAGATACAATAGTACTAATAGTTCCATTAGATCCACTTGTCAGTCCAGTAACAACATTTGCTGCTACAAACCCAATTGTAGAATTTGAAATTCTATTATTCTGTAATGTCACCTGTGATGCAGCAGTAGCACTTGTATTTCCAGTAATGTCTGTAATGAAAATGGATGCTATATTACTAACCGTATTAGATGAAACTCTTACGACACCTCTATTATTAGCGGAGTCTTTAATTATTTCACCATTTTGGAATGCTCCATTTGCACTACCAAGAACCAATTTCTTAGCTGGTTCTGTATTTGCACTCATGTCTGTACTACCAATATAGACATAGACATTTGATAGCGGTTTCATTCCTTGAGCTGCAAAAGATATCCGCTGTGAGCGAACAAATGGAACCACACTCATATCAAGAATTCGATTTCCAACTGTCTTGACTATTGTTTCTACTGGATTATCAGATTGAATTCCAAATTTACTTTTATTTTGAGATGAAAGATTGGTGCTTCTAGTTTTGACGAAAGTAGTACCAGCATTAGACACAGCATCATTTGGTTCTGGATTAATTTGTTTACCCGTCCAATTAACAGTCCAATCATCCCACTGCGAACCAAATCCAATTCTTCCATCATTCGGGCTTAATGTCCAGTTATCATGATGACCCTCTACATTAGTGGTCACTTCTGGTCGCGTAGTTTGGTCATACCATGTATCGGAAGGTGGGGCTAACTCTAAATTCCCGATGAAATTTACAATATTAAATGGATTAATAGATGTGGTATTACTCGTAAGCGGTTGTTCAATAAATGTTGAATTGGTATATGGTAATGTTATCAAATCCCCAGTTTTAGTTGCATTATTACTAGTGGATTCGTCAAACTCAAATCTGAAATTATCAGAATAGAATGCCGGTCGTAATTGCTTCTTTGAGAAATGTACAGAATTATTGTAATCATCACTTGATACATCACCAATAGAATGACCTGCAAATGGGTCAACCAAGATGCCATTTTTGAATCGGGAACCCGTGGAGTTGAAAAGTGAATCTCTAGAATTGTCCGAAGTAATATCTCTAGCTTCTGTTTCTTTCTCAAGTATACTCAACGAAGTGAAATACTCAAGCCTCTCAACTCTCTTCTCCAGTTTACCAATATCCCGCATTGTGAAACGCTTATTATCAATATAACGAGTTTCAATATCTGTAAGAGCAAAGGTATATGCTGGAATCTTCAAAGTAAATAGAGTCATCGAATCATCATCATCAGATGGTGCTACTGGATTAGTATCCGCTTTACCCCTAATAACTTCAAATTGTCTATCTCTTGTAAGAACTAATTTATCAATTCTTGGAAGATAATATGAATAATCAAGTATAGATGTTGTGTCTGAATCTGGATTCTTAATTGTAGTAGAAAGTACAGAGTCTATATTTGTTGCTATATCATAAGTTGTAGATGGAGTATTATCTTGTACTAAAGGTCTAAAATCAACAACATCAGTCAACTTATAAGACTCACCCGAAACTGGACTAGTATAACTTGGTATATCTGAGTATTTGAAATTATTCAGGCCGCCATTATATACTGTTCCAGCCTGAACTATAGTATCGTATGAATTTGCAGAGAAAAATCCAGCAGAGCCTGGATGAGTAAATCTATCATAGACTATTACAATTTGTCCAGTTGGTGCATGACTTCCAGGCTTTAAAGAAATAGCAGAATGACCATAATAGTTATCAGTTTGCCCCGTATCAAGTGTATAAGAACTAGATATATTATTTGCACTTGCAATCATCATCGTATTACTTACGACAAGCCCTACATCTCCTGAGTCTACAATCTTAACAATATTAAATACATCCGAAACTGGAAGTTCAATTTTTTGATTGACTGTTCTTGATGGTGCTGCTACAAGATATTGGCCCCTAGCAATTTGTGCTGTAAGTGTTGCACCGGCTGTATAATTATTAGTATAAGATGCTACAGTTATACCCTTTGACCTAGCACTACCAGAAATATTATTACTTTTTGCTGTATATGTTACTGCAACATCAATTGAAGAACCAGTATTAGCTTTAACAGAAGCAACTCCACCAGAAATTGATACTTCCCGTAATACTCCATCCGTACTACTAAAACTTAAATATTGTCCTGCTGTAGTTTTAACTCCTGTGGTAGTTTGACCAACAGTATCAGCTGTAGTTCCAACTAAAATGAAACCCTCTTCAGCTTGAGAAGTTGTCAGTGTACCATCTGAATGCGTCCAAAAATCTCCAGAAGGTAGTGAAATATCTAATTTTTTATCACCGTCTAATGTACCAGTCTTTGTTGCCTTGTAAGTGAACTCTACATTAGCCACCATTTTTATTGGTGAATCTGGTAATGGAAAAACCAAACTGTTGAATTGAGTTTCTTTCAATACTGCATTAGCAGTAGATATTCCATTATACCGCGAAAGTTCATCTACATCTGCAGATGCTTTTCTTGAAGGAGAAGTGGAAGTATTTGAATATGCGACAGATTCTAAATCTTTAAGCTGGAACGTAATATCATAAGTAGAACCAAGACCAGCTTCTAATGCTCCAGCACTAGTAGCAGAATAATATGTTCTTTCCGATAGAGCAGTATTACACGTTACAAAAGCTTTGGTAGAATTTCCAGAGTATCCTGTAATGATTCTCGTATCTGTTACATTTGCAACACCATTTGCTGATGTCTGTTCTTCCAGTATTAATATACCATTATTTCCACCATGAGTTTGACTGTCTTCCATTTGGAATGTACTGAGGTCTTCACCAACCACCTTATTCAATTTTGGAGTTGTAATCTTGATGGTAGCACCAACATACGCATCATCAATTTGTGCAAGAAAATTATGATGAGTATTAGCAGAAGTACCGTCAACATCCGTACTACTACCAATCTGGACTACCGTACTTGTGCTATTTGAATCAGCTACATTTCCTGTTTTATTATTCGTAGTCCGAACATCATAAAGATAAAGAATATAATCTGAATGAGAATGCGATGTATTTCCAGTATTACCAGAAGCTGCATAAAAATCCATATCCCTAATACGAGCTGTGCCAATCTTTGTTCGTGCTTGTTTCTCTGCGTGGTCAGTTACCGTAGTTCCATTTGGATGAGTAGTAGTAGAACTACTACCTACAGATTGTGATGTAACATTTGCACAATGGAGATCAATTATCGCATGAGTATTAATATTAAAATGTCCATTTGCATTCTTAACATAAAGTTTATTTCCAAGTGCAGTACTAGTACCGTATGTATTGACTGTGAGAGTGTCCCTACCTTTGTCTATCGTAACATATTTTGTTCCAAGACTTTCATACTCATATCCCTTCACATAAGCTTTGCCTGGGTCTAATCCGGCAGAAAACTTACTCTCAAACTGAATGGTTTGCTCTGGGGTATTAGCATCAAAGGAAGACGAAACTCCAGAAAGTGTGGCAGCTGTTGCAGTGGTTATTTCTGAAATTGTCGCCAGTGCTGTAGTATCTCCTGAAAGATATACTACATCACCTGCAGTAAAATCTGATATAAAATTTGTACCTACACCCGCAACCGTAGAAGTAGATTGAGCATTGATAGTCCTACCTGTAATACCTTGATGCGGGGCTAATTGTAGATTAAAAGGGGTGACTGTATAATCACCTGATTCATCAAAAGTTCTACGAGCAAGTGTCTTCTCCAACTCACTGTAAACTGGATATTTAGTTTCTTCCAGTTTATCACCATTACTAACTTTTAATAGTTGGTAAAAATTGTCATCGGCTGCATTCTCTACTGGGTCTGTTGCTGTAAATGTTTTAGCACTAAGAGTAAGAGCAAGTTTATACCGATTGGCACCCTGAGCAGCATAGTTATAAGCGCCCTGTGCTGGGTCAAGTAATGCAGAATCAGAATCAGAAGTTACTGTACTCTCTGTAACTTGTAGTCCAACCCGATATGAAGGAGTCTCGCTATATTTTTCAAGTATTAGAGATTCTGCATCTTTGAAAACAAAAAAACCACCAACATAAAAAACACCAGTATTAATACTAACAACCGAACCATTACTTGAAGTATCAGAAAGACCAGAAGCTCCAGTTGTACTCACTGTGTTTGCTTGAGTAGTAGTACCTTCAACCGTAATAGTTTCACCATCATTAAAAGAATTATTATTCAAATAATGAAACATTAATGTTGGTTGATCGCTTGTCGTTGCTGCAGATGTAGCTACTATTTTTCCACGAGCATTTGATGTGGCACCTGTAACAATTCCATTAGCAAAAGAATCAATGGTAAGGTCTGCTCCAGAGAATTGAGTCTCTAGTTTAAGAGATTTTACCTTATTGTCATAATTCAGCTCACAACCAACAACAATACTTCCTTCATCGAAAATATGTCGCCCATTTCGTTCAATCTGCTTTTGTAAGATTGTTTGAAGTTGCGTTACTTCTCTTGCTTGAACCGCATACCCAGGCCTGAAAAGAATTCTGTAAAAACTCTTAGTCTCGTCATAATCGTCATAATACGGATCGACATTAAAATCTGTAGTAAGTGCCATTTATCTTATCCTAAAGATGAATTAGAATTCTATAATCAGTTTAACATCCTCAATCTGGTCTGAAGCCCGTGTGACAGGAGAACGATTTTCTATGTAAATAATATCACCGGAGAACCGTGTCAAGTCTCCACCAGTAACATAACCTGCACCATTTGCTGTGGCAGATGCTCCAGAACCGCCATTGCCAACAGTATTTGCTGCAATAACTTCTGTGGTTGTAAAATATCCATAGATACTATTATAACCAGTAGTAGTTGAATCCCCAGCAGGAATAATATCTGTCAAACGAAGAGTATCGCTTCCTGTAAAGTCTACCACTCTTCCAGTACAACCAGAAGTAGCCCCAGTAACCAACTCATCAGCAGCAAAGACTGTTGAATTCCAAGAGGTCAATACAATTGTGGTTGCCTGATCTACAACTGAAGCAGTTGCAAATGTACCATCTGCAAGTTTTGGTTGAACAAGTAGTCCTACTTTACGGAAGTCGTTGTTCGTAGTAAAGTTATCTGATTCAGAATATTCAAGTCGAGCATTTGTGAGGGCATAATATCCACCCAACTCTTTAACTGCATCTGCACCATGTCCACCAGCTGGGCCGACAATCGGAGTCATGGTAGCAGCAGTTGGATTATAACTATTAGCTTGTGAACCATTTGCAATAACTGTGATTACTGCATTTGAATAATTGTCACCACCGGCAACAATTGTAATAGCATTAATTGCACCAGATGTATTAACAGTTGCTCTTGCATTAGCTGATTGTCCATCACCTGTGATGACAACCTTTGGGCCAATTGCATAAGTATGACCGGAACTTGGAGCAGTAACAACTGCACTAAACGTAACCACCTTTGTGGTTGCATTATAGTCAGTAATAGTTCCACCCATACCGGAAGCAGCTCCACTTGTGAAATAGATATCATTATTTACTACACAATCATCAGCTGCAAGAGCATGTAATCCAAGACCAGCACCAGTAATTGTTGCTTGTGTCGTACTAGGAGAACCAGCAAGAGCTCCAGTTTCACCAAGATACTGTGTACCTCTATCGGTCATGTGAACTACTTCAATAGCTCCATTTCCAGAAGCTGCAGTTGTAACCTCAACATCATACTGGTTTTGGCCAGGTGAATTGTCGTATGTGTTTGCAAGATACCCATTAGACCGTCTTACCGTATCCACTGGAATATAGTTTGGTGTAACAAACTTGAGTGCATCAGCAGCAGAAATTTGATACATAAACTTCCATTTGTAGCCGTCTATAGTTGAAATAATACTCGTACCAGTTCCAGTTGGCTTAACTGTAGATGTAGTCGCCACTGCACCAGTAGAAGTTGTTTCAGTATTAGACAAACACTTATATACATTAAAATTGTCCGTCATCACATAAAAATCTTGACTGAATAGTGTCGCCGAATTATGTGTATATGCGAAATAACTAGTATTAGTAGCCCAGTTTTTTCTTGGAATAACATGAGATACATCCGAAGAGGTAATCTTCTTCGCAGCAATCATGTCTCTCCAATTGTCGTAATGGGTGTTTGCTACGGCATCTGTAGGTGCGGGAGGTGTGTTGTCATCACTCCACGCAGTAGGTTTACCAATGAATAGGTAAACATTAGTATTGAGGAGCCCGCTCGAGTCCGTAACAGCGCCGGCCGAAGTAAAGGACACCTCATCAAACGCTTCCACAAACTGTTTAGCGTTATGAATCCTAAATTTATTAGTAACTAAAGCAGGCATCAGTAAATCCTCCAAATATTGTGAGTTATTGTTCGTTTATATTTAGTCAAGACGGAACCTGTTCTAAATGATTTACACGAATAGAAGCATCAGTAAATAGATGTACTTCTTGTGATAATGTCATAAAAGTATTATTAGCTATATGTTCAATGCGATATTTCGTAGGTTCAAAATTGAGCAACTTGTAATTATAATGTATATCCTCAAGAGTAACAAATGGGCTTTCTTCAAAGTTGAGATATTCACCATCATCCGTATCATCTTCAAGTACTACATATTGGCCTGTCTCAAGTAATAATTCCGTATCATCTTCAAGGATTAAATTATTTTCCCATTCCAAAAGAATTGCATTTGGATCTTGAGTATTAATTTCTCCATCTTCCATGAGAATATTTTCACCAGATTCATAAACGATATTATCGCCATGTATCTCCGACCATTCATGAATATTTGGAAGTGTGGTTCCATCAGTTGTTATTCCATTGATTGTGAATTGATAAGCCCTTCCGATATCATTAGCATCAGAAGTCTCTTCAACTAACAACTTACCTTCCTGGCTCTCTTGTGTGTATCTTCCGTATTCAAGTCTATAGTTCTGTGATGTGGCCTGGCCATAGTTGAATAATATCTTACCACCATCGGCCTCTAGAACCAAGTTTGCATTATCTTTACTAATTGGATTTTCCGCATCTTCAAGTCGTATAGCCCCCAAGTCAACATTGATTCGGTAGTCATCAACCTTTTCTATAACAGTTGCAGTGTCTCCATCAGCGAAAACTATTCTTGCATAATCTGTTACTCCGTGTGGCCACTTTTCATCCACCAACTCTACTTCTGAAGTTATAGCATAATCTTTTGAAGCTTCAGTTGTGAAATTATCTCCATTTTCAGCAATAAAATTACTGTATATACCGAGGAGATTATCAGCAATAAGATTATTACTTTGATATCCAATCAATCTATTATCATCTATGATTTTTATTTTACTATTAGCAGAAGTCCTTGCAAAAGACCGCTCATCTAATAAGTAAATTGGGTCACTGTCTGTATGGTCATATAATATTCTATCTCCATTTTCTATAAGGAGAGTTATGCCGATTCCAGCTGGAGTATGAGATTCAAGAATAATACTTCCAACATCTCCTTGTATACCCTCTAGACCAAGCTTCCCGTGGAAATCCTCAATGCTCAATTGTTCTTGAGTAAGATGCTGAATACCCAATACTCCCTCAGTACCAAGATTATCAGAATTATGATTGAGCTTAAAATAGCTACCATCTTCTGCTAAGTACTGGTCTCCCGGCCCTCCACAATAATCTTCCATTAATATGCGGTCATCTTCCTCAAGCGAAATTCCTTCTTCTTCAACAATTACATCTAATAAATCGTGTGTTACTAATCTACGCGAATTTGAAACTGTGGTAATTTCAAGACCCAAGTTTCCAGGCCCTGTGACATCTTCCAGCTGAAGCGGAAGGAAAACTCTATCATCATCTGACTCTGAAAGCAAGAGGGCCCTATCATCAGTATAAGTTTCTAGTGTTACATAGCTTGTAGTTCTATCAGTATGGTCTGTCTGGAATTCATTTCCTCTTTCACTTTCCAGTTTTTGATTACTATGTTCTGAAATTAAATAAGTATCATCATCTTCAAGAACTATTGGAGCATTAAAAATTTCATCAAAAAATGTATTCGTTCCAGTTATCGACGCTTCTCTTTTATAATCCTCAGAAATAAAGGATCTTCGTCCAGCCTTGGATGTATCAGCGGCTCTGTTTGTCGCTAGTTTTTGATTACTAAGATATGACTGTTCAAGTAAATAAGTATCTCCAGCTTCAGTTGCAAGAGTTACTAATTCTTCAGTTGATTCTTCTACATACCTATCGCCATTTTCAGTAAGTAGTTCAAATTCTTCACCCATAGATGCATTGATATTTCCCTCTTCTTTGACCGTATAACTAACTGGACTGTTCGTACCATAAGGTAAATTTACATCATTTATAACTATAGCAGAAGCTTTCGATACGGCTTCTAATACACTGTCATAAATAAATCTATTTCCATTTTCAGCTAACCAAGTTTGGTCTGCTGTATGTACTGGATTGTCTATTACAATACCAATAGCTTCAGCCGGTACTTCATCCAGAGCCATTGGGACGATTTGAATCTCTGTATGTTTTATGACCTCATCCGTCATTGTATCTTCCATTGCCAGATACAATGGGAACATGCCTTCAGTTCTTTCAAGCATTAACAATTCAAAATCATAACCATCTTCATATACGGGCTGGTCTTCTGTTAATACTAACCCCCCATCTTCTAAAAGTAAATCGCCTATTACTCCATCCAATTTAATACGTGCAAAAATGTCTGTTTCCAATCTAAGTTGACTACCAAACCCTAAATCAATATGAACAGCTCCAGTAAATTCCTCTGGAAATTGAATCTTTGGTAATGTCATACTATCAGAAAGAACCCTATCAACCACTTTGAAATTTGTATCTACAGTATGTTCTTCAATTTCTAAAGTAATTCTTAAAGCTTCAACTGAACGGTCAATACCCATAAATCTAGTTGTGCCATCTTCGCCCAGTATGTATGAATATTCTGTACCTTCTTGTTCAATTAGATAATCGTTGCCATCTTCTTCTAACACAAAATTAAATGAGTCATGATAATCTTCACTGATAAGCTGTGTAGATTCTGTGGATGGTTCCTCAAGAAGATAGTTTTTCGCATGTATTCCACTACTTCCAGTATCTTCTAATATTATTCCCTCTTGAACTTCTGTTCCTATAGAAAGAACAGCACCCTCAAGTAGAATTCTACCATTATCTTCGAGCAAGAGATTAATAATACCTATACCTAAAGACGCCTCTTCAAGTTCCAGATTACTTTCATTTTCCTGTACTATTGAATCAGAATATTCCTCTAACTGAATTTTAGAGCTTCCGTCATCAAGTACAAGAGTTCCACCTGTAACAGTTTCAAATCCAATAGTATCACCAGCAGATTCAACAGCGATACCAGCATTATCATGCTCTAGTACCAGATCATAATCGACAGATGGAAATTTAATTCTAAGGTCAAAAGCAGGAGATGCTATAGCAGGTCTGTAAAGAGATGCCTGTACTGTAATTTGGGTATTTGATGAAACAGTATTTTGATTCGCTATCGTAAGTTCATGGAGTCTATAATTTGGTACACCAGTAGTACCTGCGACCAATGCGGTATTAGCTACTGTAGACTCTATGGTATTTGCTGCAGAGTTCATCAAACCAGCTGTTGCATTAAGATACATCGACACCTCACCGAACATCTTCAATCCAGCTGGATGCACTAAATTCAATATCTGGTCACGATAAGTTTTCGTGTCTACATCAGTCTTGATTACATAAGAAAAGTCCTGATAATAATAATTGTCCTGCATCTTGTTCTTACCACTCAGAACTCCATACGGCCCATCGAAGAAACCATCATACTCAGCAAGAGCACCAAGACTTGCAGTCAAAGTGGCATTATTTCCACCTACACCAGAAGCATCAAGAGTTGGAGCAGTAAGATAATTTGCTCCGAAGTTATAGATAGACACTGATTGAATAGCACCAATAGCAATAGATGCAATTGAAATTGTTGCATTGTTACCAGCACTTCCAGTATTAGCAAAAACTGCATTCGTTGTGGCTACATTAGCAGTAACTATTCTTCTTATTCTAAGATTGGTTTCACTTGTATCAGTTGGTGTACTAGGAAATGTAACTGTGAATGTTGCAGCATCAGTAACCGATGCAATTGTATGAGTATTATTGTATACATCAGCGTCTGTTCCGGAAGCAGAACCTGAGACTGTAATTCGTTGACCAACTGTAAGACCATGTGTTGCTTGTGTAAAGGTAGCCGTTGCTCCAGATGTGGCTATGTTTGCTGTTCCAAAATCTCCAATACCTACTGGACTGAATGGTGATATGTTAGTATATGCAGTAAGAGTATCACTAGCAGAAAAATTATTACTAGAAGTCATCTGTACTCTAAGTACTGTATTTCCAGTGGCAACTAAAGCTGTATTTGAAAGTATCGGGCCTAGTACCAGACCAAATGCTGTATTTCCAACATTCTTAACTATAGTATTTGAAGAGAACTGATTTGCAATAGTACTAGCAAGAGTCACAAAGACAGAATTTGCTCCAACCTTGTCTAGTGCATTTCCATAAGATTCGATTGTAGTGTTAGCAATAGATACTACTGGAATAGTGGTATATCCTTGCCCAGAAGAAAGTACCTGTAAAGAACGAATACCACCAATCTCTACTTCCGTTATGGTTCCAGAAGTCGCCCCATGATAGGTGTTTGATATTAGTATTGTTCCAGAAGAGTACACAGACGGAGTATTTGCAAAAACAGCATTGACACCAGTATCCGAAAACACAGCATTATGACCATTTGCTGATGCTGGTGAACCTGTTCCGTCCTTTTGAGTATCATAGACAAAGACCGTTTCCGTATTTTCAAAATTTCTAACAGTCTTAGTTCCAGTAGTAGAATCAAGTACAATAGAACCAAGTGCATAAATTACTGTATTTGGAGTTGTTGTAGTGTCAACTGATACAACCGTTCCAAACTTAGCATTGTTTGCATTATAGGCTGAAATGCTCGCATCAGATTCCGTATCAAATCTTCTGACTCCACCAGCCGCTTCTGTGGTAAGAGTTCTATCATCCTCAGCCAAAAGTTGACTGATGCTCAATTCAATAAGTAGGTCACCTTTCTTTGGTGCAACAGTACTGTTTACTCCAGCTGAAAATGTAGTCGATGAATTTGAAAATATATGAGTGTTAGCTGTTACACTCTGTAAAGGAGCGGTAAAGGCTGAAGCACTAAGTAAGTCCTCTTTATGCGGGTTGATTATAAGAGAATCTATGAAAACATTTGCAGTTGGAGTAATAGTCTGAACCCTTGCAGTTCCACCCGTTCCACCCGTTCCTTCATTGATAAATGTAACTCCATCACCTACTGAAAATCCATCGCCTGGATCTGTAATATCAAATGCACTAATTGTAGCATCAGATACAGAAGATACTTTAATTCCAGCTTCAGACCCACTGCCTCCGGTAACTCGAATCTCATCACCAGCTTTGTAGTTCGATCCCCCAGAATCAATAGTTACAGATGCGACGATACCAGTAAGATTTGCAGTTGCATAATTTCCATCATCATCAGTAGTAGTTGTTGTAATCTCATCTGCAACAAGAAGTGATGTAAAACCTGAATCTGTATTGGCATTGTATGATGCATTATTAGCATCAATATTTGACAAATACAATTCTGAAATTGTAGAAGATCCAATCTGGTAAGTTTCAGTCCGCTCTACCAAAGCATAAACATTAGATATCGAACCCTTAATTTTTCTACCCTCAAAGGAAGCAAAATTGTTCGCTTGGTCATAATCTATTTTGACAGTCTTGTTTCTAGTCCATCTACCATCAGACAACCTAAGAATATCAGAACTAGGATAATAAAAAGTAACATCTTCTTTTCCATACAATAATCTGAAAATAAATTGAAACGAAGATTCATTACCCTTAGCTCTATAGAAATCCTTGATGTGTTTAAGCATACTGGCTTTGCTAGCCAACATACCTTTTGGAACACCTTGTAAAAATTCCTTCCTGAATAATTCTACAAATCCAGCTGGTGCTTTATCTACATCTTGGAAATGTTTTATGTTTCTAGATGCATTGAGCGGTTGCCTAAGATAGCCGGTTACGTTTGCGGAAACCCTAGAAGAAAGGCCCCGAATGGTTTCACCTGTTTGGAAATTCCCATTATTAGTTTCTTGGACATAGGCCTGTGTGTTTGAATACTTACCCTTGACCGTACCAGTAGCACCAGAGGTATCCCCCTTGACAGTCTCACCACTTAGAAATTGTTGTCCTTGCCTATTTGGGTTTTCAAAATCAATATAATTTGAATTCGTATTTGCTGCATCAGTACTACCATTTTCAAGAGAAATGTATGGAGTAGTGTTTGCAATCCAAACATTACCACCCATACCAGAATGAGTATTGCAATAATAATAAAGATAAGTATTAGCTATGTTTGGAGAAATGTAAACTGATGTCTGTGCAGTAGCAGTACCTGGCGTTCCCCAAGCAACAACATTGACGCCATTAGAATATTCTTCTCCGTCTGGGGTATGCCTACCATCTGGGTGTTGTGATATTCTAAGTGGGTGACCAAGATTAGTAGAATCACTTTGGTCAAAAATATAAGTTACACCAGTAGAAACATCTAGCGTTGGAGAGACAGTACCACCAACAAAAAACTTATTTACAGAATCACTATAATCATTATTACCAATAGCGACTGTAACCGTATAGGTTACATCATTAAGTTCCTGTGTGGGCTTATCTTCATTAAGGTCGAGGTCATTAAATGTAAGGAGATTAAGCTCAAGAAATTCATAGTACTTCTCTACAAATTTTGCGAATTTAGGATGATTAGTTTGTATAAAATTAGGTAATTGCTCCTCTATTTGAGTATAAAGAGGCCCGCCATCTGTTATCATTAATACCCACTGCTTGTTGTAGTTGTAGTAGAAACTGTAGTATTTGAACCAACCCCACCAGTATCATACATAGAAATAGTAATATCACTATTTGCAATAAGAAGTATTTGTTCTCTCAACGGAGATATATCATTAGAATCGAGAGTAATTGTAACATCTACATTTGCTGCACCACTAGTAATTGCAATTGGTTTGAATGTAGTTAATGCTACATTCCCACTTGTGTATGAAACTGCACCAACATTATTTGCTACCACAATTCTATCAGTACCAGTAGTTCTATAAACTTGAAGTACTCCATTTGAATCTTGAAGTGCACAACTTGTCCTGAGTATTCCCGAATCATCATTATGGGAGAATTGTGTACTAGAAATCTGAGCAACACCACTCACAACTGGAATCTGATTTGAAAATCTAAGTGTATAAGAAGTAGCTACATTCAGAGTTGGAGTAAAGGTTCTTCTTAGTTTAACCGTGGTCAAACTACTTTCTATTGCAGATTCCGTTTCATCAATTTTTTTAATTAGCGGAGAAAACCTAAACTGATTTGAAAATGTACCTAAACTACTTACACCATATTGATATATTGTATTTGATATTAGCGATTCTATACTCGATGCAGCAAGGTCAGTATTTGTTGAGTCATATTTAATTGCAGTAGATACTGTAACATAAAGATAGTCTGGATCTGTAATTTCTGGGGTAACAGATACTACATTTCTATTTGCAAGAACAGTATCTTTGATGTAGGTTTTTGTAGCAGAAGATAAGGTAAGACCACTTGTTGGTTTTACTGCTAAATATACCTTACCATAAACAGGCGGGTCATTAGTCTCTCCACCCCAAGCAACAACAGCCTCAGCAGCAGTATAGTCTCTTTCAAGAATCCGAACATAGTCGTTGATTGTTACAGCTCTGTTCTGTGCTTGATAACTTCTAGGAGCATTAAATTTTATTTTAGAAAGTGAATCTCTCTCCGAACCACCTGATGCAGTAGTAAGAGTGCTAACGGTAACATCAGAATAACCTCCAACCGTACTAACTGGAATAAATGTACCAGCTCCATTTGGAGCTGTAGCATCAGCCACAAGAGAAGAAGCTAAGATTATATTTCCTGTAACAGGCTTTCTTCCTATAACACCATCTCCAAATAATATTTCATATTTGCCGTCTTCGGCTTCTTCCAAGAAATATACGTTTGCTGTAGAATTGACCGTTGTAGTATCATTTGCTACAGCATACACAAAGGAGTTAGAGTCTGTTGCAGATGTTTGGATTCTTATAGCTAGAGTACTAGTATCAGTATTTGCATTTGGAAGTAAAAATTTCTGGTCTGGGTCAGCCGTATTTGCAGTATAACGATGAGTAAGTGGAATGCCTTGTGTCAATTCCACATTAGCTGTAGTATAAGCTCCATTTGCATCGACACCGACTGTAGTTGAAAAAAACGTATGCAATTCCATTTACAGTTGAACTAAATTGTGTATCCTTTGCAACAATAATTGTTGCTGGAGTATCAACTGGATTAATTGTAAGGTCAACATAAGCTTTAGCTCCTCTTACTGATTGTGGTGTATATCCAAGATGCTTAGCACGAGACACCACTGAATTCCTGATAGATGCTGTATCAAGAAACATTTCATTCACAACCATGTTCAAATAAAATGCATTATAATGAGTATTGTATGCCAATAGGTCAAGAAGAACAGACATAGCCGATCCGTCAAAATCATAATCAGAAAATTCGTTTTGATCTCCTAAAAAGTTCTTGAGATTAGATTTGATCGCATCAAAATCTAATTCCGAAACCCTCAGTTTTGAAGCAACATCTGCCATTCTTACCTCTCTCTTTGTAAGTATACTTCAAGTGCCTGTTCCTCTAGTTGATTTATTATTCTAAAGGTAATAGCAACTCTATATCTGTTATAATCTTCATCTGGTGTGACAATAATTTCTAAAACATCAGCTCTGTCTTCCCAAGATTCTACTGCCGATCTTACTTGGTCTTCTAGAAGTTGAGCAGTAATATCCGACATTTGCTCGAATAGTAGGCCCTTTATTCCAGATCCCACGTCTGGCTGGAATAATCTTTCCGTAGTTTCTGTTAGGAGAATATTTCTTATGCCTCGCTTTACAGACGTAGCATCTACAACCTTTATTATATCTCCAGTAACAGGATGACGCGTAAAGTCGAAGTCTAAATCTGAATATGTTCTAGTATAAGTGGGCATATATCTCTCTCTTGTATTATTTAGTTAAACAGGTTGAAACTCTACACCTAAAATATCACCGAATACTAGCTCTAAAGGATCTTTTCCAGTAAGGTCTGCTAAAACTGGATCACCAACAAAGCAAACCCCACAAGAAAATTTATAAGAAGCATCAGGTGCGTTACTTGATGATGTGATTGCATTTTTAAATCCATCATTACCAGTTGAAGATTTCATACCCAACATCCAAATACCAGCATTTGGAAGTCCTATTGTAAGTAGTTCTATGAGTTGTATTAGTGCATTAAGTAATTTGGTAAAGTCTTCTATTAGGTCTTCTATAGCTTCTATCAAAGCAATAATGAATGCTAATGTATCTTCTGCGAATCCCTTAATAGCATTTGCCATTTGTATCAAGCCCTCAAACATATCTGACCAGCCTGGAATCATATCAGCTTTTAATGAAATAAAATCTGGCGGTGTTGAAGCTGGTGCTAATGCATTAATTGCCAACAATGTTCCAAATTTAGGTAAATTCGGATTCGTACCTCTACCCCGCTCCGGCCCCTGCGCCGCCTGTGCTGTGTATGGAGAATTTCTAAATTCTATTCCTTTTATTACATACACTATTTGTTCTTTTCCACCAACATCTCTAGTAATTGCTTTAGCTTCAAATATCTTTTCACTGGGGAGAAATGTCCTTATAACACCCGGGCCTATTGGAAGAAATGATATTTCCGTATCTTGATACCGCCCATCCGAGTTCGTCGCTCGCACAGACGTATCTTCAGTTAATACATAATCTATCGGAACACCATCATCCTCATCACCCTCTTCATAAACAGGGCTCATATATTTACGCGACATTTTTGTTGGTTTTAGTGCACCGAGCTCAGGCCGTATGTCTTCCTCTCCAGCCTTAGGCCCTATGCCAGTAATCTTACCTACAGCTCCAGAGTCATCTCCCATAATAAGATCATCTACCTCGAATTGCCCATACTCAGTATCAACAGATATTGTTATCTTTCGTTGATCTGGGGTCAACCATTTTTCAAATGCTGCTTTCAACTTATCCATGTCTGTTTTAAATGGCGGCCCGAACAAATTACCAACATTCACTAAAGAGTCAATAAACTCTTGTGGATTTTGAGCTGCTACAATAATAGCAAGACCATATATACTTGTACCTGTAAGAGACATCTCCCCATTATAATTTGGTTTTCCAGATTTGATTCGTTTGGTTAATACTTTTCTTTCTGTAGTTGAAAGTGCTGTATTTCCACTTTCATAAAGAGGAATTTTATAAATTTTACTTGGATCATATTCTGCAATTTGCCCACCAGATTTAGTATAAGGTTTAGTAGTTCCCTTGGCAAAGAGGGTTTGATTTTTGTTTATTATTTCAAATTTTGGGATATCTCCTTCGTCATCAAAAGCATCAGCCATTACTGTTCTGCATTTTACAGCATCAAATATTGGAAGATAATCCCAAGGTTGCATATCGCCGTCCCATGTAGCTGGATCATACCCACCAGCAACCAGCTTTGGTGGAGATACTAATTTTGGAGTTGGTGGAATAAATTTTTCATGGTTTTTATCTCTACCCCTTTTATCATAATACTCTCCCAAAGTCGATAATGTTAAGCTTCTTTGATATGCATCTCCAACTTCAAAAGTCTTACCACTTAGGGGATTTACAACAGTAAACATTGCGCCCTGTTGCTTATCTAAGTTCATTACTGTACTAGGATAAAATTGTACGCGCCCCTCACTATCTGTAAGCATTTCAAATCCAAAATTATCAGCTGGTTCTTTCATACCATAAGAAGCATCCAGAGGATCAACATATAGAAAAAACCAGCCACTTTCTTGATAATTTTTTAATTGAACAATTATAGCTTCAGCAAGAAGTTTTACAGCCAATGCCGCTGGATTAACAACGCCCATAAGAAACAGTTTTGCAACTTCTCCACCAGCCTGAACTATTGTCAATACACCTTGGACAGCCTCTATTGCTGTAGCACCGGCTTCGGCCAAATCCTTCAAAAGTCCTAAGTCTGCTAACTCTTTACTTTCCCATTTCGCCATTTTCTCTCTTTTCTTTCTCTATTATTAATTGTTCTTTTTGCTTAGCCAATTCTCCGAGCATCACTTCAGTAGTTTCTTTTAATTTGTGTAATCTTTCAATAAATTCTTTATTTTTAAACTCTTTAGACCATTCCATATTATCCTCCAACCAAAACATTACCCATAGTACCCAAGATCATTGCACCACAATCGCCTGTATCCATAAGTCTGGCTACACCTTTGTTCTCAGCAAAAACCGTAGTAGAAGTTTTTGAAATCGTTCCAGCATGAGCCGAAAGCCCAAGAACATGAACTCCAATCGCATCACCAGCGACATGCGGAACTAAGCTTCCTATTAGAACGGTTGTTACTGTAGGAACTATTGCACTTGGGGAAAACACATGCCCCAATGACATATCTCCTGCTACTGACGCTGGCATCATACTCTTCTCCTATAAATTTGTAAATACACCATTTGAATATCCATTAGCCAAATGTTCTGTATTAGTTTGCAGATTACCATCTAAATCTGAGAATGCTAAATCTGTGTTTGCTATAATTGTCTTATTTGTTATATCCACATAATCCAATATAATTTCATTCCTGTCACTCAACGAATTATTAAAAACATTTATATAAAAATCTCTCTTGATCCAATCTTGGTCTTCGATGAAAGTACTAGTTCTTCTATGAGCAGGCTTCTTTTGTGCTCTCATCGTGAAATGAATACTTTCATGAAAGGTTTCGTGCAGTGGTAAAAATGTAGTTATATTATCATTACCATCTACCATCGGAGAAGCTAACATCTGGTCTAATGCATGTTGCCCAGATGTATTAGCTTTAAATAGTTCTGCTGGGTTATTTCGTTCTAAAGCTTTAATCTTTGCATGCATATTTCTTGGGCACCAATGGTCTATCTCTTTCATTCCCCCATCAATATTTGTTGCTGCATTATATTCACCACCTGTAGATACAGATCCAGTAACAGAATTTAAAGTTAATTTAGCATCTGTAAACATACTTCTTTGTTTACGCTCACCAGTAAATTCTACCGTCCCTACTAATTGGGCAGTTGTAGTATTTCCCCAAAAGGTATACGAAATTCCCGCTTGTGGATTAACTTCTCCTTTTAAAATTACTTGATTATTACCAGCCATTCCTCCAGCAATAACAGTTAAGTCTGGTACACCTGAACCTTTGAGTACACCTCCTGCTTTATCTATTCCATCGTATGTTACTATATTTACACTACTAGTAATCGTAGCACAAGTTGCTCCAAATATCCTTGCAGTGAATGCAGTATCACTCGTAACAGTAGCCACATTCCAAAGGCCATTGATTGCATTATTACTTGCTCCTGTTACATAAACTCTATTATTCGCATCAGTCAAACAGTGTGGTGAAGCACAAGCAAATGTAACCGTTCTGGCCTGACCTGCTGCCCAACTCGCTGTACCAGTTGTAGTTTTAGTTACATTACCAGATTTTATTATTGCTTCTGTATCGGATAATATTTCAAACTCTATTGCTCCTGTATGTACATCCGCTACAGCTGTTCCATTATGATAGGTTCCTCCTACTGTATAATTTTCCGAAATTTTATTTGTGCTTGTTATTGTCAAACCACTCGATGGCCACAATTGTCCGGTTAATCCATATAACGAAATAGCCGGCGCTGTAGTGTCTCCACGATAAGAATCGAACTGGCCACTGATGGATGCCCAACTCGGTGATACTGCAGGAGGGCCCGAATCGCCCTGCGCTGATGCCGTTCCACCAGTTCCGTATACACCCTGCACCGGCGGAATATAGCTGGGGTGCCCGTAAGGATACGTGCCGCCTGTACCCCCATAACTCCAATATGCATCGCGAACAGATCTAACTTCTTGTGTCCCGATTGTATAGCTATGCGATGACTCTATATTAGTATATGCCCCACAAACAAGCATCCCAGCTACTTGTGGACTACCATCATTTGTAACATACGAAGCTGGATATGGTGACCGACCAGTTCCAGCAAAATCAAAATATGTTACTGAAGTCGCTGGTGATACTCCACCAGTAAACGGTAACAATTCAAAGACACCACCATTCAAACTCATGTGCCCATTATCCGCGTATGAATAAGTAGAATAAGCTGGTACAGCTGGTGATGCGGCGGTGCCCGGAGTAGCTGGTGGGTCGCCGTCGGGCCCGGCCGGTGTACCGTCTGTAGCGGCTTGATACGGTGAATATGGAGTGTCCGATCTACTTACAGAATTAAATGTTGCATAATATTTGTCTCCTATATCGTTTCCAGCTGGGTCTTTTAGTCCCACCGGAGATATATTAGATATAGTAATAATATCATTACTCAATTTATGCGGGGTAGCATCTGTTGCTCCTGTTGTAACTGTATAGGGGGTAGCACCACCACTAATATTTGCATAAGTTACAGAGCCTGGGCCTCCTTGTTGTGTGATCCACTGTATATACGGTTGTG